GAAACCTGCCGCCATGCCGCAGGCACAATAACGAGTGTGCAAAGACGGCCGATAAGTGGGTGCTGTGCACCCTTGACTACGGCCGTCCAGTCACACTGAGACACTTGCTCTGTGCGGATGCAGTTACATGCAGTTCTCTAGCAGAGTAAACTCTCGAGTGAGCAAGATGGATTGAGATAGATGAAACCTGCCGCCATGCCGCAGGCAATTGAGAGTGTGCAAAGAGCTGCCCAGGGGCGGCCGATGAATAGGTGTGAAACACCCTGTTACGGCCGATGAGTGGGCAGCATCAGACACGACACGAGATACGACAACAGCCCGGATAAACCGGGCTGTTATCTGCGTTGAGTGCTAGATGAGTTGAATGAGAACGTCCTGAGGGGCATCGAGCTTCTGCACCTGAGAGATGAGCTTCTCTGCGAGCTTCCATGCTGCGGCAAACTGTGCCGATTCGACACCGTAACGTTTAGCGATGTCCACGACACGATCGGAGAGGGTCGTGGGTTTACCGTCCTTGGAAGTCAGCATGTCAGCCAGATTGAGCACCAGGAGCTCATCTGATTGATAGGTGCTCTCAGGATCGCCGTGATGGAAAATCTCTGCCCAGTACTTGAAACCAAGAGAACGCAACAGTTCACCAGCGAGCTCTTCGTGCTCAGCTTGATCGTGAGCAAATCGATAGCCAAAGTCGTGCAGGTAACCCATGACGAACATTTCTCGGCACTTCTCGTCTGACCATCCGAACAGAGTGCGTCCCAGTTCGGAAGCCTTCAATCCGACGCCGTAACAATGACGCAATCGGTTCTCATCCATGCCGATTGCATGTGTCTCGTTAGTCATTATTCAATCCTTTCTGTGCATCTCAGAGAGCTGCGCCGTATTTCCACGTCGTGTAGCCGATTACGTCTTTCTCAACCTCGGTAATCACATCGTCTGGAATAGCATCGACCTTGATTCGATAGACTTCATTCAGACGTGGGTTGTAGATACCCAGGTATTTGATGCTCTTGAATTCAGTATAAACTGAATGAAGACCCATTCGCCAATACATAAGCAACTGAAGAGTATGCCCCTTATTCGGGCGGTGCTTTGATACCTTGAAGTCCCAGAGCGTGTCGGCCGTCATAAAGTCTCCGTCACCAGAACCGACGATATTCGTGTATCCACCCTCAAACGTGAACCCATCGAGAATGGTCGGGCCATAGACATCAATGAAGTGAAGCGAACGTTCGACCATCGTTCTCACGTTCTGGATAGTTGGCTTATCGGGGTTGATGCTTTCAACTGGTCGATAGTCCATCGGGTCAGAGCGGAAGCAAACGTCAAACCCGGTCAGCTTCACTGCGTTGGTGATGGACTGGTCATCTAGGCCTTTAACGTCGAGCATGAGACGCGATGCTGTGTAATCATCGTCGACACGTCGCGCGCCTCGCATTGAGATCGCGAAAGCCTTCTCTACAGAAGCCCCAGACATGAAGCGTGTCATATAGTCGACAGTCAAACCGATCAAACTAGGGTGGACATTCTCCTCTTGGTTCAACTCGGCAATACCATAGCCGAGAGACTTAACGTCGAGTGCCCTCGGGTTGATATAACCGCCCCTTGGTTGTTTGATCTGCTTGATACGCTGTGTAACAGAATATCGTGGATACTGTGTGCGCCTCTGATACTCCATGGCCTCTTCCACAAGAGCTTCATCGGTGTAGGATTCCATAAATTCCATGATTGAACCTCATAATCATCGAGTACTTGCTACTGTCTGACAATAACAGTGAGCGCTCCCGAGCCAGGATTCGAACCTGGGCTACCGGAATCAAAATCCGGTGTGCTGCCGTTACACTATTCGGGAAAGATGGGCCAGGCAGGACTTGAACCCACGAAATTTCTGTTGGAACGTGCAACTCCTGTGATACCACTTGTGCACTAGTGGTATCGGTTGTTATCGTGGTCGCCTCGGACGCTAAGCCTCCCGCTTCCGGCTCTTGGTGATGCAGATTACCTTTGTTGGGGTTAAGTTTTACTTCAACGTTGATTGCGACAAACGGTCCTTTGCCTCGTCGAGCAGTTTTCACTGATCTCTTCGGCGTCGTAACCGTTACCTGCGTATTCTGGGTACATCCCATCGATGCCCTCGTCGTAGAAAGCCCAAATCAAGTGCGCTACCAACTGCGCTACATTCCGTTGTTGGCGGATCTGTCTGTTCCGCCGCAATGTTTAGTGGCATATAAGTATTATATACCATTAGACAGTAGTTTGTCACTGTACTCTTTGGCTATATCGGTATCGACAAAGCGATCAACAGTGAGAGTCATAATTAGAGTCCTTCTGGCTTCAGAGCTTTAAGACAAGCACGACAAATAAGAAGATCATAATCGGTATGGCCGCGTAAGCAAGACAGAAGTAAAGTTCCGAGGGGAGCGCCAGCTTGTTGAGAACTTGATACTCACGATTGCTTTCTAGATCGTTGCTTGACGTTGAGCCTTTCTCGATTACTCGCATCCTCAACAACGCAAGGAACGCGACTGCCGTCAGCAGTAGTAATAGAACACTCCACACGACAGCGAATGCTATGAGTACGTGCGGAACTTCGGACATCGACTTACTCCTCTCGTGCCACTGTTATGATATTCATGTGATCATTATATACCATCTTGTCGATTAGTATACAACTCTGGCTCGGATAATCAAAACTCGAACTGAGTTGATCAATGGGCAAACGAGTTGATCACGATCTCTCGATAAACGTCGTCACAACGAGCTACGTCGACGCCAACAACTGGTAGAGATTCTGCAAATGCCTTGAACATTGCGTTACTCTCTTTGAGAACACTCATCTCGAGTGGACTGAGCGGTGGATGCTCTGAGTGAGGACGAGAATTCACTCGATCAATCAAGAGATCATCCGACGACGAGTAAAGGATAAATACCTTATCGACGGAGTTGATCATCTTGATCACTTCAGATCGTTTCGGTACGAGCTCACAATCCCAAAGATAGCCGTACACGACGGATGAGATCATCGATCGATCGTGTATGACACTGTCTCTCTCATAATCTGCGGTTGTCATGATTCGAGTGCTATCATGTTTGCAATAATCAAGACAAAAACTTTCAGCGAATCGCGAGCAGATAGTTGTCTTGCCACTACCTTGCGGTCCATCTACGATAATTCTCATGAGAGAAGATCCTTCTGGATCTCGTCCATCACCTTGAAGAACTTCTCGGCAACAACGATCATGCCGTTAATGCAATCTTCGTCTCGATCAATAACAACGCATTGAACCGGATCAATCGTTTGCGGACGTTGCACACCATCAGGACATGCCAACCAATCATCGTGGTGTCGTTCCCAGGCGAACACGCAATAATCTGCATCGAGCACGAACATCTGCCATTGCATCTGATAAAAGTAACCAGTCGAATCAAAGTGCAATGAGCCCGGCGTTAGATCATGCTTGCTTGTCTTGATCTCTGCAAGAGCAATTCGATCTCCGTCTGGACCGATCATATCAGGCGATGCCAGATAACGATCGTTCACTGCCGACTTGAAAACTCGTGATTCATGTGCAAGGAAAGGATACTCCATCGCGACATCACGAGCGATCATCGGTTCGCGCTCCTTGCCCCATGAGAGATACTTATTCGGCTTGAAGTTGTCAGGTGCCGGCAAAACCTTGAGTAGAGCAAGTTCATCAATGCTGCCACCCATGTACAAATGCTTTGCTTCGGTTGCGGTTAAACCGAGTCGTCGTTCAGCAAGCCATTCATCTCGGTTCGCGTCACTCGCGCCAGCTCGAGCTAAGATCTCGTTGATTGTCGTCATTGTTTTAAGCCTTTCAAGTACGATAACTGATGATGAGCTATATGACACTCGGGCGACCGAAGCCGCCCGAGTGAATAGTCTGATCAGGCCACCACGTAAGCCTTGAAGAACACGATGTCCTTGTCAAACTGGCTCGGCTCGATCATCACGTCGATCGAGCCACCGTTCTCGATCAGATCGATGATGTCAATACCAAAGTGCTGCTCGATCTCGGTGATCTTGTTCTCACGTTCAGCCTCGACAAGTCGATCGATTCGAGCGTTCACCGCGGCCTTATTCGCGTCAGACATCTCAGAGTTCGCGAGTGTCTCACGAAGCGAGTCGATCGTATTATTCGTGTACTTCATCGAAACGACGATATCCGGCACTTCGTCGTCATCTGCTCGAATCGCAAGCTGAGACACTCGGAATCGCTTGCCGTCTTCGGTTTCGAACCCGGGCTCGAATCGAAGTCCCTGTCGTTCAGAGAACAGAGTAAGAGTCTTAACCTCTTGCTCAGTACGCTTGAGCTTCTTGAAATCGGCGATCTCAGGTCGATCAAATCGAATGAACGAGTGAATCTCGTGAAGTGCAGCACGAAGATTCTCGCGGTCAACCCATGCGTCAAACTCGTGCTCGAAGATATCATCTTCGATCGTCTCGATATTCAGTCCTGCACTCTCGAGCTCTTCTGCTGCAGCGTTGTAAACGTCTTCGCTCTCGACGTAGCTACCGCGCTTG